TCAAACGCGAAGCGTTTGATGGTAGCCGCTTCGCAGCCGCTGACATGGCCGGAGGCCATGTCAGTAGGGACTTCGGCCCCGTCACAGGCGGTAGTCGCTTCGCGACCACCGACAAAGCCTTCGGCTCCGTCGGTAGGACCTAGCTGATATTTTTTGATTTTTTGGTTAATTTGCAAATAAATAATAAATAAACGATGACCATGTATAAAAATATTACTGCAAAATTAGAACATTTTAATTTAATTTGTATATCTACAGAAGACGAGGTTAAATTAAGCAAACGTGTGAAATATGAATGTTTACAAGGACACAAGAACGATCTTGCGGTAACATCCTTTAACAATAAAACAAGACCCGCCTTAATGAACAGTTCGACGGCCGTTTCGCGGCCGTCGACAGGGGCAAAGCCCCTAGTGGTAAGTTTGTGTCAAACATGCCAAAATTTTCATGTACATAAACTTGAAATGGAGCCTAGGTTTGCAGAGTTGGGTTTTGAGTTGCTTTCGTTCGAGTACGATAAAGAAGGAAATAGAAGAGTTAATTACAAATGCAGTTGCGGGAATATATCTAGTTGTGATTGGAGACAAATTAAAAATCCAAAACGAACAAATTCATGTCTTGCGTGTCAAAATAATAAAAACAAAATTCCTTATTCAACATTAGCTTCAACATTTTCCAGCGCAAACTGTGAACTCTTGACCCAGCCACAAGAATATGTAAACAACAAACAAAAACTTAAATATGTGTGTACATGTGGCAACACGGCGGAAATCGTATATCACGACTTTGTGATAGGTAAAAGATGCGGTTTGTGTAAAAGTCAACGAACACGTGAAACAAATCTGGAAAAGTATGGTGTTGAAAATACATTTCAGGTTGAAGAATTTAAAGAAAAAATACGACAAACACACTTAGAAAGATTAGGCGTTGAATATCCTCAACAATCGCCCGAAATACGAGCGAAAACAGAAACCACATGCTTGGAAAGATATGGATATAAATGGGCTTTCATTGCTCCGGAAGTGTATGACAAAATAAAACAAATATTTAGGGCTCGTTATGGTGCAGAATACCCAATGCAATGTAAAAAGATATTAGAAAAAATCAAGTTGGTTTGTCAAGAGCGGTATGGTGCCGAGTACTTTGTTCAGTCTGAAGAGTATAAAAAAATGATGTTAGAAAAATACGGAACTGAATATTTTGTTCAGTCTGAAGAGTATAAAAAAATGATGTTAGAAAAATACGGAACTGAATATTTTGTTCAGTCTGAAGAGTATAAAAGAATGATGCTGGAAAGATACGGAGCCGAATGCCCGATGCAATGTCCAGAGCTTTTTAGAAAAGCAGCGGCTTCTAGTTTTAAAAGAAAACCTTATATTTACAAAGATAAAACGTTTATGCTTTTGGGTTATGAAGACAGAGCATTAGATGATCTTTTAAAAGAAAATGATATACAAGTAATTTATGCTGGAGAATGTGAAGAAATACCTGTTTTTAAATATATACATGGTGATAAACAGCGTGTATACTATCCAGATATGTATGTTCCTCAGTATAACAAAATTGTTGAAGTTAAATCAATCTACACGTATAACAAAGATCCAGAAAAGACAAAACTTAAAGCGCATCATGTTTCAGGATTGTATACTTTTGAGCTAAGAATTTACAATGCTAAAAATTTACAATATGTTGTGGAAGTTATAAATGGTGTTGAGAATTTTGTTTTTGGCGAGAAGTTTGCACTCGGAGAAAAAATATAAATGTATTTAGTTTTAATTTTTACATTTCAATACTTATACTGTGTATTGAAATTAAAATACAAAAATATTTTACAACCAACAGCACCACCTGATGCACGGAAAACCCCTCAGAGCACAGGGAAACCTAATGCGCCTCCACTGACACGAATAATATTATTATTAAGACCAACTACAATAAACTCAAATGTTTGCGGGTAGTCTTGACCGGTGCCTAGCACACCGGTGCCTGCCGCGCCTGTTTTAGCTTCTTGACTTGCTTCTGGAGAAATACTGACATTAGTAAGTTTACCATAATTAGTTGATCCAAGAGGATCGATATCATAATATGATAGAGAGTACGAATACATATGGTATCCTGTTGAAGTAGGAATGGCTGGAGATTTGTAAAAAGGTTCAACAAGCGAGTAAAAGTCTGAACCCATTCCCGCGAGGCGAGTAGTATTTTCGTAAGTAAGAGTTGTTTTGTCAATAGGATCAAAAGCCCCGTTTGTAGGTTCGTATATAACGGCTTGTGGGCCAGGAACTTCGGAAGCAGTCGTGTAATTCGACCAAACATTCGGGCATGTTTTGTTTCTAACTGCAAAGAACAAAGCTTTGATAGAGTGTGAAAAACGAATATCATAACTAGGGCTGGCATTTGTAAGAGGGGCAAAAACTTGTCGAGGCGCGGTTTGTACCTGTTCAATTAACATATCACGAGGAGCACACGCCATACGTTTTCGTTCATCGTTTGAAACAATACCGTAATTCGCCCAAACTTGAACATTTGTCAATTCTGGCGCTTGAGTAAGGTCTCTACCAACGATAGGAACAGTTGTTGGATTTGTGCCGGCAACTGGCACAGAATTGTCTAGAATTAATAATTCATTCCAGTTGCGGAAGCAAAACGAGATTCGAATCTCGTTATAAGGCAATGCGGCAGTGGGTAGGGCAAGACCACTATCACGAGTAAAGAAGAAAGGAAGAGGAACGTTTAAAATTTGGGAGGGAATAGGAACTCCAACTCCATGAGGAGTAATTAAAGAATTTTTGTTACCAATCATATTGTCATAACCTACCCTTTGCGAAGCTCTAACGGTAAACGCCGCCCAGAAATCGAGAAAATAGTTATCAAATCTTTCGGCAACAAGATCGTTAAAGGAAACGTTACATTCTTTGATTAAATTATGCATAAAATTACGAGTCCACCTTAACCTACCTTCCGCACCATAAGGGTTGGTTTGTAATAAAATAACTTCAGGTGTTTGTAGACGCAGCCAAGTGTGGAGCAGATAGTCGCCCTGACGAGAAACCGTGGCACTCCAATCTTGGCCAAACCCGGGGTTTCCGGCACCTCGTGACAATAAAACCGGAATTTGAGTAAACCATGTTGATTTGCGCGTTTCGCGGACAAAATACGCAAACGCCTGATTACTCCCATATTGATATTTTTCAATTTCATCATATGTAGCAAGATCGATAAATCCAGATGCACTATTAGAACCAGTACAAGCCATTTTTATTATATCAAGATTTTTTATTAAGTTTTTTCAACCACTTGTTCGTGATTAATAAAAAAATTTGACCCTCCGAAAGACTCACCGCGCTTACACTTGTCGTCTTTGACACGGTATAAAGATGTTTAAGAAGTTTATAAAGATATAGAAACATTAATTAATTAACGAAAATGTTACAATATTCAAAAATTTACGGACTGTTAACAAATAAAAATTCTCAAAAAGGCGCGGCAAATTTTGGATTAAATTGCACCGTTCATGAATCTTATAGTAGAAATGGAATCCTACGTTATGTTTATTTTGAAACTGCGAGTCAGACCCCTTGTTTGTTATATATAAACCCCGACACATTCCAAGTAACCAATGATGTAGCTAAAAAATTCACCGACATGACAAGGTGGGAAAAACCTGAAATAAGTTTAGACACTATTATTACAACAGATCAAAACATTCCTTTAATACCTGAAATTAAAACTACATCCTCCCCTGAGGTTTTTGTTAATTTGTTGACAACTCTTTTACCGTCAACAAAATCTATACCATATAAAATTGGAATTTCTCTTGAAGAATATTTGTTAACGCAAGTAGGCGATGATATTGACGTGTTTTGTGTACGAGGAAATCGAGAACCTAAATTATTAATTGTCGTTGATTTAACAACTCTTTTAAACGACGCCTCAACGGAATATATTGAACGCGTTTACCTGGCGGTTAACAAGGTATTAACAGACAGCTGTGAACAATTTTGGACTAATTTAAATAGTTTATTAATTAAATGTCAAAAAGTTAAAATAATTACAAATGGAAGAAAAAAAAATTTTACCCCTGCAGGCGGGGAATCGGCCGCCAATTTACTTGTTAAAATGGCAAAATTGCAAAGTTCTCACAATGCAATTAAAACCGCGCTTCAAAGTTTAGATTTCTAGGAAATTTGAAATTTATTTTTATCACGCAGAAAGAATATTCGTTTTTAAAATAAAAACACAAAACCATATTTTTATATTTTTTTAATAAAAATATTCTCTTACTAGAAAAATGGATTTCTTAAGTAAAGCAAATAGCGCATTATCTGGTATGCAAAATTCAATGAATCAAGCAAACAGTTTATATAATACTATTAGACAACCTCAAATGATGGTTCCCGGACAACCTCAAATGATGGTTCCCGGACAACCTCAAATGATGGCTCCTGGACAACCTCAAATGATGGCTCCTGGACAACAACCTAAAGCATATATTTACGATCCTTACAGCCCAGATTATATGAGATCACAGCAACCACTCCGACTGTTTACCAGCGAACATTATGGAACAGCAGGATCATTAAATCAATGGTGGATTATTATTTTATTATTAATTTTATTCTTTGCAATGGTGTACATGAAAGATATTAAATTGCAAAAACAATTCAACGCGTTGTTTTATAGTTCTTAAATAACTAATTTAAAAATTATTTACAAAATACCATTTGTAAATAATTTGTTTCCACCCTTCGGGAGTGTTTATTAAAATAATTTCTTGTGAAAAAATGATTTTTTACCCATTTCATCAATTTGAGACAACAAAAGATGTCGTTAACAAACAATTCTTCTTCTACCGGCGACGGTGCTACAGGCGCTCGTCCAAAAACAACCAAGAAACAGGTTAATAAATTAGACGTTAGCGTTACCGCCCTCGAGAAGCTTTCAAAAGTTTCAGAATCTTGCGGAATATGTGCATTTCCATTTGGTAAACAAAAACGTAAACCTAACATCTGTAAACATTGCCAATGGACAAGTTGTACAGAGTGCGTAAAAAATTTTCTACAAAATGAACTTAGTTCTGGGCGTCATCCATCTTGTATGAACTGTAAAGGAGGGTGGTCTTTTGAATTTCTTGCTCAAATTGTTCCAAAAAGATGGTTAAAACGCATTTATTCAGATAAATTATATGAAGAACAACAGGAAGCTTTTAAAATTACGTTAAAAGACATTCAACACAACGAAGAAATAAAGAATTACGACACATTAATAAGAAAAGAAAGCAGTGAACAACAGTCTATAATTAGATCCACTAATCTTTATAAAGATGTCTTGTTTACGACAGCGCAGAGCATTTACCCAGCAGACGACGCCCAAATATTATCAAAATTAAAACCTATAGTGGCAATTTTGGCTGACAAAAGAAAACAACAACTAAAATGCGATGAACAAATAGCGATGTTACAAACTCAACTTAATCAATTGCTTAAAGTTAAAAACGTCAACACCAATTCTATAAATATTCCTTGTACAAATATATTTCCTGCTGGCAATCAGTGCATGGGTATAACAAATTCATCAGGAGTATGTTGTTTATGCAAAGCCATAACCTGTCCTAAATGTCGTGAACAAATAATTGATGAATCTACCGACAGGCGTGAGGCGCCTGATGGCGGGGCCGAAGGCCCTACCGACGGAGCCGAAGGCGGCGGTCGCGGTGCGGGTACCCATTCTTGTGACAAGAACGTTCTTGAAAATTTAACCTATTTAGCCGCGGAGTCAAAACAATGTCCTCTTTGCCATATTTCAATTTCCAAAATAGATGGATGTGATAATATGTGGTGTTTAAATTGCAAAAAAGGGTTTCACTGGGTAACGTTAAACCCTATTATTGGAACGTTTCATAATCCAGAGAAAACAAAATGGGAAAAATCAATCAAAATTAACGATAATGGAATGGAAAACTGGTTAGAAATAACCCCTGATATATTAACAGACCATTTTGCAACAGAACTTTGGAGAAACTTGTTTGAAAATCAGGACCCGCTTAGAAAATATATAGAAATGTTGACATCATGTGCCGTAAAAATGCCACCGTTAAAAGACACTCTCGCCCCTCACAATCAAAATTGGTTAAGAACACAATTTTTAGAAAAAAGAATAACTCAAGAATTTTTCAAAGAAGAATTTTATAAAAATTTTCTATATGAAAATTATAATAATAAGATCAGAGAATTAAACAGAATTGTTATAAAACAAACAGTCGAATGTTTATCTAAAGTCGAAGAGGCTTGTAAAAATGGAACCATTAATGAAATACTTCTTCAGTTAGAAAGTTCAATTAGTAAAGCAAACGAACAGATTCAAGGTTTTACAAAGTTATATTTTCAAAATCAAAAACCTAAACTTATAATTGCCCCCACCAAAATTGCTTTTTAATCGAGATAAAGATGGGGTTTTCCGGTCGTTTTAAACTATAAAATACAAAATTTGTATTTTATATATCTATATATCTTAGCACCGAGGTGCCCGCCGCCTTCGACGGCGGTGGGTGTTTTGCGCCCACCCTTCGGGTGGGTACACAGGGCTGGTTATTATGAACTATTATTTACCTCAAAACTTGTTTGATTACGATTCCATAGTTGTCGGCTTAATAAATCAACTCTTTGAAATTCGCTATCTCTTAACCAAGCAGGCCCTGTCATTTTTTTACAATCGACTTGTAAGAAATAATGAGGTTTGCATATCCCCATAGGATCTGTAAATGGTTCATATAGGGTTTTATAAGGGGTGACACCTTTCGACGGCAAGACGGCGCAGGTGCCTACCGCCTGCGCCGGCCGCGAAGCGGCTACTATATTTCCAAATAGTTGAGGGATAAACGGCGACGCTAAATCTTCTGAATAATAATATTGTATAGACCCATCTGAGGTTGTTTTATAAGATTTTTTGTATCCTATCTGGTACCCTTTATCATTTTCTATAGCATTTTCTTCTGTATATCCCGGGCCGGGAGGTTTATCTAATATAAGCCTTTGTCCGGAATGTCCCGCACTAACAAGTCGTGGGTCATTTCCTATATAGACAGCGGATTCTGCACACGCGCTGTCATAATTTAAAATATTTTTAACACCACATGTTTCATTTTGAGGCGACGTCGTCAAAGGGGGCGCGTGGCAAGGCCTTGTTGATGTCGTTTCCCGTTTTTGTTCGTGGTATGGAAAATGATCATATAGGGGAAATTCTGTCGAGATGCATTGTGTTAATGGCACATCGTGTCCGCAACCGGAGGAAAGTGTATTAATTTTTATTACAGACATTATCTTCTTAGTTTGTTTTACCCAATATAGAAATTTAGTTTATATAATAACCTTACCCACCCGAAGGGTGGGCGCCAACAATGGCCTCCGGCCATTGTTGGTACCATCAGACGCTTCGCGTCTGATGGCGGGGCCGAAGGCCCTCCCGGCAGTCTTATTTAAAACAGGTCCTCCCCGATACAGGTAAAAAATAAAATATTAAACTGGAAATTTTTATTCATAATTGATCAATTATGAATAATGAAAAAATTGATTTTTTTACCCAAAAATTATGGAATTCTTAAAATGTTTCAAATTTCAGAGGCAACCAATGTTGTTAATTTTAATGTGGAAGGTGCGAAGAAGACAAGTGTCAAAGTAGTCGGGACGTTTGAAGAACCTTGGTTTTGTGGTCGTGACGTATGTGAAATTTTAGAGTATAGTAATATAAAAGACGCTTTACAAAAACATGTACAACAAAAAAGTAAAAAATCATTAAAAGAACTTAGTGAAGAGGTGGGATGCAAAACACATCCCAACTCTGTCTTAGGTTTACAGAATCTTTCAACTGAATACCACATAGGTAAAACCGTATACATCAATGAACCTGGATTATATGCTTTAATCTTAAGAAGTAAAGCCCCTTTAGCCAACCAATTTCAAGATTTTATATGTGGGGTTGTGCTTCCATCAATAAGAAAATATGGTCATTATATACATTCAAGACAACAAGCCATAGAGTTTGAAGAGAGGCTTATGTTGAAAGATAAACAACGTCAAGAAGCAGAACGACAACGTCAAGAAGCAGAACGACAACGTCAAGAAGCGGAACGACAACGTCGAGAGGCGGAACGACAACATCAAGAGGCGGAACAGGCTCTCGCCCACGCAACCAAAGAAGCCGAATTTCAAAGTCGATATACAAATAAATTAAAAGATATGATAACTGTCATGAAATCGAGACAAAAAGACGAAATTATATATATTGCAACAACCAAAGCCTATGCCAGACAGAATAGATTCAAAATTGGAGGAGTCAAATCAAGATCCCTTCTTAAACCGAGATTGGCTAGTTATAATACAGGAAGATCTGATGGAGACAAGATGTATTATGCTTTTGTCACAGAAACAACCGATTTTCATCATCTAGAACAGAGAATAAACAAGATAATAGGGGACCACAGAGAAAACAGAAAAGAGGAAATGTACAATCTACATTATGATTCCTTATATCCTTTGATTGAATACCTGGCAGACAGGTTCGACGAAGAAATTAAACATCATAAACTCTTGTTTGATAAATTAATTAAAGAAACACTTAATAAAGACCCTACAGTTCCTGAACCTCTAATTTTGAATGGTGCTGAATATAAAAAATATCAAGATGGTATAGCTGTGTCGACCCAAGTTTTGGATTTCGATGAGATGGACGAAAACGCAAGAAGGGAATTTGTGGGTGGTATTTTTCGGGATTTCGCTAATTCCAAAGGCGAAGAGGCTTTGTTTAGAAGAGATTTTGAAGAATATATAACTCAACATGCAAAAGCCAAATTTAATAAAAGGGTGTTGTGGTCTTATTTAAAACAGATCCTACCCGACACAGGTAAGAAAATAAAATATTAACCTGGAAATTTTTATTCATAATTGATCAATTATGAATTATGAAAAAATTGATTTTTTTAACCAAAAATTATGGAATTCTTAAAATGTTTCAAATTTCAGAGGCAACCAATGTTGTTAATTTTAATGTGGAAGGTGCGAAGAAGACAAGTGTCAAAGTAGTCGGAACTTTTGAAGACCCTTGGTTTTGTGGGAGAGACGTATGTGAAATTCTAGAATATAAAGATATAAAAGACGCTTTACATAAACATGTACAACAAAAAAGCAAGAAATCGCTAAAAGAACTTAGTGAAGAGGTGGGGGGTGTTTTACCCCCCACCTCCGTCTTAGGTACAATTAACTTTCAAAACATATCTTATAACGATGGGAAAGCCGTCTACATCAATGAACCTGGATTGTATGCTTTAATCTTAAGAAGTAAAGCTCCTCTAGCCATTCAGTTTCAAGATTTTATATGTGGGGTGGTGCTTCCGTCAATAAGAAAATATGGTCATTATATACATTCAAGACAACAAGCCATAGAGTTTGAAGAGAGGATTATGTTGAAAGATAAACAACGTCAAGAAGCGGAACAACAATTATTAGTGAAAGATAAACAACGTCTAGAGGCGGAACGGCAATTATTGTTGAAAGATAAACAACGTCAAGAAGCAGAAAAACAATTATTGTTGAAAGATAAACAACGTCAAGATGCGGAACAAGCTCTCGCCCATGCAACTAAAGAAGTCGAATTTCAAAGTCGATATACAAATAAATTAAAAGATATGATAACTGTTATGAAATCAAGACAAAAAGATGAAATTATATATATTGCAACAACTAATGCCTATGCAAGACAGAATAGGTTCAAAATTGGGGGGGTTAAATCTAGATCCCTTCTTAAACCGAGGTTATGTACTTATAATACGGGAAGACCTGACGGAGATAAAATGTATTATGCCTATATTACAGAAACGACGGATTACCATCACCTAGAACAAAGAATAAACAAGATAATAGGGGATCATAAAGAAAATACAAAGGCAGAAATGTACAATCTACATTATGATTCCTTATATCCATTGATTGAATACCTGGCTGATAGGTTCGACGAAGAAATAAAACATCATAAACTCTTGTTTGATAAATTAATTAAAGAAACACTTAATAAAGACCCAACAGTTCCTACTCCTCTAATTTTGAATGGTGCTGAATATAAAAAATATCAAGATGGTATAGCTGTGTCGACCCAAGTTTTGGATTTCGACGAGATGGACGAAAACGCAAGAAGGGAATTTGTGGGTGGTATTTTTCGGGATTTCGCCAATTCCAAAGGCGAAGAGGCTTTGTTTAGAAGAGATTTTGAAGAATATATAACTCAACATGCAAAAGCCAAATTTAATAAAAGGGTGTTGTGGTCTTATTTAAAACAGATCCTACCCGATACAGGTAAAAAAATAAAATATTAACCTGGAAATTTTTATTCATAATTGATCAATTATGAATAATGATGAAAATCAATTTTTCTTAACCAAAAATTATGGAATCTAAACATGTTTCAACTTTCAGAATCCGCAACCGAAGACCCGCTACCAAGCGTTTCGCGCCTGGTGGACCAACACTGAGTCGACGGGGGATATTATTTGTTTATTGGTTTAAGATAATATTTAATAACAACGGTAAGCCCACCAGTCATTGGCTGTTCAAATTCTAAATTAATAAAACTATCTGACGTAATAAACGGCATTTCATTAGAACCAGTTTCATTGTTTGTTGAAAAACATCGCGATCCTCCTTGTTTTTCATTAGCAATTGATGAAGTACCCCCATTAATAAAAAATTGTGTTAAATTAGAATTTAATTGGCCTATTCCGATGTTAAAAACCCCCGTGGTGTTAAAATTTTTAAAACCATAATAACTAATACTTTCTACTATAGCATTAGCAGGGAGTGTTGCTAGATTTTTATCTGTTGTAATTTTTCGTACGTCGAGGTTTGGAAGTTTTACTAACGACACAAACGACACCATTCCATCTCGTTTGGGAGCTGATGTTGCCGGAAGAGGAGGTTTGGGAGTAAAACAAACAATTTCTAAGGGCTTGTCTATAACAGTTTGTGTTACAGTTTGGGGTATTTGAGGAGGCGGTAAAGTATATTGGCTATCCATTGGGCGAATTCCAAAATTTGGGAGTGACATGGTTGATTTGTAAAACAGAATATAATACTTTAAATCTTTATTATTTTAGAGGTATAATGTAGATAACACTATTAAAAATTAAGCCGATGGACCTCCTCGCTGCGGACCGAAGGTGGCGGGCCGAAGATGGATATTTGGATGAAGGTGTAAAATTTAATCATACCATCAGACGTGAAGCGTCTGATGGCGGAGCCGAAGGCGGTAGTCGCTTCGCGACCGCCGACGGAGCCTTCGGCTCCGGCACCCACGGTGCTACAAATGTTATAAAATATATATAAAATTTTATAACAATGCTATGATATAAAGCGTACAAACAGCTTCAGTAAATGAAATGGGAATATATTTTATTAGGCGTATGTATTGTAGCAACACTTTTTTTAGCGTATTATTTTTGGACAAAAAATAAGGAACAACAACAGGCTATACATGATTTAAACAAAAGAATGGAAGCGATTGAATTGATGTTTATTCCTCTTCCTCGCGAGGATATTAATCATATATTCTCCGATTCGGAGCAGAGGGTTGGACGGCGGCAGGGGGCGCCTATGGCGGCCCCC